GGTCTCTGTAAACCCCTCCGAAGGGATGAGCTTTTCTGCTGTTTTCGGGCCAACCCCAGGGCAACCAGGATAGCCGTCAGTGGAATCACCGGTAAGAGTCTGACGATAGAAATAGACATCAGCGTCAAGTTGAGAAACAAGGTAGGTGTTGCCATCGTTGTCCAGATGTAACCCAGGGATCTGTTTTAGATCCTTGTCTCCAGACCAGATGATTGTTCTGTGCTGATTGCGAGTAGCCAAGATGCCAAGAACATCGTCAGCTTCCAGCTTGTGCCAGCACTCAGAAGGGTACGAAGTTTCCGCCCAACGACGAACCGGTAGATAGCCAACAGGCTTTCTTCGGTCCATCTTCTGGCGGTTTGCTTTGTAGGTAGGTTCTACTTCCTTTCGGAAGTTTTGATCGGCAGTCCAACAAAGTGTGAAGTTGTCAGCTTTTGATTGCTTGACCTTGGTTTCCACCAACTCCCTGAAAAGCATCTTTGCTTCTCTAACGGGCAGGTGAGTAGTAATGATGTCAGGACACCATTCAATTTCAACCTCAGCACTAACGACTGCTTGAAACAGCAGCATATCTGCGTCAAGCAGTAGCCAAGTCATCGTCACCTCCTGGATGGGCCTTCAGCTTATTGACCCTTCCCAGGTAATCCAGCGCTTTTATGACGCCTTCAATATCGTCCCCAAGTTTTCCAATGCCAGTGTTGCAATTATTACAAAGCCAACCTCGATGCTCATGAGTCTCATGGCAATGATCCCAATGCAACTTTTGTTCGGTGTCACCGCAGCATTCGCACGGTGTACCTAGTGGTGGCGTCTTGTGATTCTTTCGTATCTTGTAATACGCACTGTGATGCTTACAGGCACACGACAAGCACTCAGGGCGACGCCAAGTACCGTTACGACCAAACAGCTCTAGGGGTTTTGTTTGCTTGCAGATCTTGCAAGTCTTAGTGGCACTCTGCCCAGTTGTCCCCAACTTTGTACTCCGCACCGACTTCAACACGGAATCCAAGTGCTGTTCCTGCCAAGGCAGCAGATCTAACTGCAAGTTCTCCGACTCGCTCGGCGTGTTGTTCGAGGGCTGCGAATTGAATCTCGTCATGGACGTGAGCCAGGAATGACCAATCAGTGCCGTAGACAAGACCTGCTTTCGTGAGTTCATCGAAACAGGTGATGTACCAAAGCTTGCTGATTATGGCCCCTGCGCTCTGAAGAAGGAAGTTAAGTGAGCTATGTGAGGACCGGATTTGTATCCGTCTACCATCTAAAGCCTTAACAAATCCTTCAGATTCTGCTTTATTCGTCACCGCTTCAGTCAGCTTTGCAAGAGCAGGCATATTGCGGAAGTACTTACGCTTCAGCTTCTTGCCATCTTGACCAGTAATAAGTCCAAGCTTTTCAGCCCCGGCTCCATACATCAGAGCGTAGAAGAAGGTCTTGGCTTGGTCTCGTGATGAGAGTCCTGCGGCCTTCTGATTCGCCGTGTGGATGTCACCGTTCAATACTTCATTAGCAAACGCTGCTCCATCAAGAGGCCACAAATAGTGAGCTAAACAGCGAGCTTCGATACCGCTGAGGTCCACGCCAACCTGCTTGGTGCTTCCACCTCCCCCGAGGCGGCCAGGTCCAAACAGAGCTCGGCACTCCGGTCCCAGGGCTGACCTGACAGCAGGTACCTGGGCCATATTGGGGCTGACGTGGGCACAGCGGGCCGTTGCGCAGCCAACAGTAATCACACTGCCGTGAATCCTGTTGTCACGCTCGACGAGTTTCAACCAGGCGTTGTTGCCTGTGCTGAGTTGACCCAAACGTTTTTGAAGCGTAAGGATCTCAACGAAATCCTCAGCTCCAGGGATCTTCGACAGAACCGTTTCATCCACCTTGGGTTTCCCCGATTCGGTGAACTCCTCTGGCTTCCACCCCAGATGGTTCTGTAACACCCAAGCAATGTGGTCTCGGGAGTTGGGATTCAACTCTTTGAGACGGCACATAGTCGCCCCTTCCACATATCCTCTGGAAGAGTCTTTACGCCTTGGGGTGAAGAGCCCTCCGTCAACGAACGGGAACCGTTGTCTCAAGCGCTCGTTGAGAGTATTCAGTTGTCCATTGATCTCGCATTCAAGTTCCAACGCCCCTTGAACGTTGAAAGCAAAGCCAGATCTTTCCTGCAGGGCGACGAGACTTGCAAATCTCATCTCAAGGTCAACGGCACAAGGGATGCTGCTGGCCTTAGGTTGCAACCTGTGCCAAAGCTTAACATTTAGTTCCGTATCGCAGACACATCGCTCAGCTAGCTCGTCAGTCAGCTTGCTGAAGTCAGTTAGATCTGCGTGTTTCTTGCTGTGTCCAAGGCGGTAACCGTAAGCCTCAAGGCTGTGTCGTCCGTACATCTGGATCGGCATACCCTCCCACTTCTTTTTGAAGTCGTTATCCAAGATGTTGGGATACAGCATTCGACACAGGATCAACGTGTCAATGATCTTTCCCTTTGGCTTGAACTTTGGGTACACCTGCTGGATCGCAGGGATGTCGTACTGAATAATGTTGTGCCCGACTAGGACCTCTGCGTTTTCAAGGATCTCCAGCCACTTTTTCGGGTCTTTAAGCAGCTGCGTCTGGTTCCCCGTGTGGATCGCACAGCAGTGAATCGTAGTGACGTCCCTCACATTGAGGGCATTGGTCTCCACATCGAACGTTATCGTCGATAAAGAGCTCAAGTCGCCTGCTGTAGCAGAAGTCGAAGAAGTCTTCGAGCCTTTCGTAGGAAAGTTGATGGCAGCTGTCATTGGACTTGAAAAAGGACTGGAGATGCCTCTTCGCCTTTTCGGTCACAGCAAGAGCCGTAACCTTAAGCGAGTTCATCTCCGAAACGTGGACATCAAAAGTCGGTTTCAAAAGAATCATCAAACTCAGCGGAACTTTTCACACCGCTCTCTTTAAACTCCAACATTCTGCCTGTACTTTCGCTGTATTTCACCGATCCCGATACACCACACCAGCCAGTGAATCGGTTCTTGAGCACACGGACAACAGTTCCGTTTGAGTCTCCCTGAGATTGCTGATTGCGCTCAAGCCCAATACAGATATCACTAAGTTGGCCGATAGCAGCGCTGCCGCGAAGTTGACTGAGTGAAGTTTGGGCTCCGTTCTCATGGCCTTTGTCGCCTGTAGGTCGGCGTAAGTGTGACACCAAAAGCATCCCGCAGCCTGTTTCTTCAACAAAGCTTCGTAGTTTTGTCATCGTTTGATCGATGGCTCTTCTTTCATCACCTTGGTCCAGACCTGAGACAAGAATCGATAGGTGATCAAATACGATCCAGTTGCACCCGCAACCAGTAACCAAATGACGTATACGGTTAAGCAGAACGGTAGGGTCGAGAGAGCCAAAATGGTCGTACAGGTATAGCCTGCCCGTTCCAAGAGTTTTTTCAAAAGCGGTTTCGATTTGTCCATCGGTGAAATGACCCCGGTCAATGTGGATTGGATAATTGAGTTCCATACCGACAAACCGCCGTGCAGTGCGTCGGATGTTTTCTTCAAGAGCGACGTAGCCCACTGTTTCGTTTTGATTAGTGAGTAAGTCATACGCAATTTCTGATACAAAGGTACTTTTCCCGATCCCAGAACCTGCCGTGATAGTAACGAGCTCCCCTCGACGAAGGCCGTGAAGCTTGTCGTTTAGGAACTTGTAGGGATATTGAGCGCTTTCAATCTTGGGGTCTTCTAGGACCATCTCAAGCAGCTTGGTACCGCTGATGATCCCGTCTGGCTCGTATTCAGCAGCTGTCCACACCATCTGCATGATGGCTTTGCTGTCGCCAGCTACAAGAGCCTCGTTGGCATCTTTGTACTTTTCAATCTTGCCGATCTTTCCTACCCGTGGAGGCAGGAGCTGTACGGCTTTCTTAACGGCTTTCTGTCCGTGATCATCGTTGTCAAAACACAAGATGATCTCTTCAAACTTCAAAAGCCAATCGAGATTACTCCGAATGGATTTCTCCGCAGAGTCAGCGCCATTCGGTAGCGATACACACGGCCAGCTCTTCCGTACTGCTGCGTAGCTGAGGCAATCGTATTCGCCCTCAAAGATAACCAGCATCTTGCCACCGTTCCACTTCTCTTGCCCGAGAAACGTATGGTCAGGATTGGAGCCGTGTTGGATAAAACTCTTGTTTGGTTTACGAATCTTGTAACCAGTGAGACGACGGTCTTTGTCGTAGATGGGCCAGAAGTAAGCCTTACTGTCGCCATAGGTACCCTTGAAGTACCCAAAGAACTTGCAATCAGTCTCCGAGATCCCCCGACTTGGGATGGCTTCATAGGAACCAATGATCGGGTCGATTTCATGGGACTCAGTTTGGACAGGGACAGACATCGGAAACGATGAGGAAGGAGAAAGGTGATAACTACAACCAGGGGTGAAGCAGTGCTGTCCCCCATCGTCGTAGACAGCAACGTTGTCGCGTGATCCACACCGTGGGCAGCTTGATCTGCCGACAACGCGAGACATAAAAAGACCTCCAAGGGTTTACTCCCCTGGAGGCCTAGGTCCTTTCTCTATGTCCGATCAGACTATAACAGAGTCCAATCACGAGGTAGAGAAGGTCCCTCACACCAGGGGACATTGTACTTGTCGCACCAGTCGGCGTAGGAGCTTTTCCCGCCTTTACTGAGCTTTTGATGCGGTTTTTGCAGAACCATTCGGATGTCCACATCACTGTGCTGCTCTTTGAACAGCTTGATGAGTCTCCGATCTTCTGCATCGAAATAGCCTTTGACCTCAAGGACAACACCGTTGCCCAATACGAAGTCAGGGGTGTAGCTCCTGGGAATCACAAGGTTGTACTTGCGTTGCTCATACTCCCAATACACCCCGTTCTCCGTGAGATCCTCTGCTACACGACTTTCAAAGCCCGAACGAAAACCGTCAGCTTGGCGTTTGCCGTACTTGTGGAATCGTCGGGCCACTTACTCAAAAGTCAGGATCTTCGCCAGACACAGTAGCAAGTTCTTGCAGATTTGGCTTGCTTTGTTTGAAGCCAGCTTGCTTTGAAAAAGCCTTCGAGATGTCGAAATCACCACGGTCAGTGCCCGTGATAGTCACGGCTTTCAACACCTGGATGCCCTTAGGACACAGCCTGAGGCCTCCCTTAGGCGCTTTACGAGGGATGAACGTAGGCTTGAT